ACTTTATCTAACTGTGCTTTAATAAGTTCCTTATCAGCATCACCTTTAAAGATTGTTTTATAGCCAGCTTGTTGGAAAGCACCTCTAAGAATTATCTTAGTGCCTTGATCAGATTTTTGAATTTTAAACGGGTAAAAATTACTTTTGTCTCCGTATTTCTTAACTGAACTCTCTACAAACTCGCTAATATATGTCTTAATATCTTCACCATCCGTAAAAGGTTTATGCGTCTTAATACTAATAGCTGCGATTGCGAGCTGCTTACCTGAATCCTCAGCAATTAACATACAGCAAGGGGTAGGCATATATTGTGTATATCCAAGTTCATTACAAACCTCTAATAGCACATCATAGAGCTCACTATCTTTTAATTTTATACTCATAATTAAAAAACTACCGACTAATCGGTAGTTATTTTGGCTCGGGTACTTGGATTCGAACCAAGGACCTAGTGGTTAACAGCCACCCGCTCTGCCGCTGAGCTATACCCGATCAAGTTTAGTTAGCTTCCTTACCATCATCACCAAATAGCTTAATCACCTCAGGCTCTTCTGTAGCTGGTGGTGCCGCAGGTGCTGGGTTATTAATAGCACTATATTGCGCTTTAATCTGATCAGTAAGAGAGACATTTGATGTAGCAATAGCCGACTTATAAAACGTCCAATCATTTTTCGTCCTATCCCCTTCAATAAACTCCATAAAGAGATAGGGGAAAGTTTGTACTTGAAGTTGCCCTGACTGTTGGTCAGGTTGTACATGTACAATAACTGGATTATTTAAAGTAATGGTTTCGTCTGTTTGAGCAGTTTCAACTCCAATAACGACACGTCCAACTTGATCAACAATAGTAGTAATTTCTTCACTCATACATCGCTATTATAACCTACACTCGGCAAGTATCAACTGTGGATTAATATTTTTTTTAAAGTAAATAATGTATATGCTTAACCCTTTAACAGGTAAGACTATTTTTGTTCAAATAGCTTCTTTTAGAGATAGTCAATTACTACCGACTTTAAAAGATATGCTTAATAAAGCAGACGAGCCGGAAAATCTTAAAATATGTATCTGTTGGCAACATTCCGAAGAAGACGAGTGGGATAATTTAGATGAATATATAGACGATAGCAGATTTATTATCGTCGATGTTAAAGCAGAAGAATCTAAAGGAGTTTGTTGGGCTCGACATCTTATACAACAGAAATATAATAACGAAGATTTTACTCTCCAACTAGACTCTCATCATAGATTTGAGCGGCATTGGGATACAGAATTAAAAAACGAGATTTTACAACTCCAACTACATGGTTATAAAAAGCCTCTACTTACTGGATATATTACATCTTTTCATCCATCCTTACCTAAAGCCGAATGGGGTAAGGATCCTTGGCAAATGGTGTTTGATAGATTTACACCAGATGGTGTTGTATTTTTTAAACCATCTGTTGTACCAGACTGGGAAAAGCGAACAATGCCAATTAAAGGTAGATTTTACTCAGCACATTTTGCATTTACAGTGGGACAGTTTTGTAAAGAGGTTCCTCATGATCCAAGATATTATTTTCATGGAGAAGAAATAACAATTGGAGTAAGGGCATTTACGCATGGATATGATATTTTTCACCCTCACCGTATAGTGGCTTACCATGAATTTTCTCGAGACTATAGACCAGATAAGCATTGGGATACATATACAAAATGGGTAGAGCATAATGATGAAACGTACAGTCTTATGAGAGGTCTCTTAGGTATAGATGGAGAGAGTTGTAGTGATACGGAAAAATATGGTAAGTATGGGTTAGGTGACAAACGATCAATAGAGGATTGGCAGGCTTTTGCCGGTGTAAATTTTTCTAATCGAACTGTACAGCAAGAAACTATAGATGGTTGCATTCCACCAAATGACCCTGATGGTAATTGGAGCAAATTTTACAAGCACTGCCTTAATATTGATAAAAATAAAATATCACAAGATAATATTGAGTTTATAGTTGTAGCCCTTCATGATAAAGATGATAATACTTTATATAGAAAAGATATATCAGGGGAAGAGCTAAACACAATACTATCCAGAGATATTATTAATATATGGGTAGAGGGGGAAGTTGCTACTATACCTGAGTACTACGTTGTGTGGCCTTATTCAACCATTGATGGTTGGTGTGAAAGGCTTACTGGTAATTTATAAAACTATTGATAAGTATAATTATGAAAAATGCCTATATTAATAGTTCTATTTTTGTTCAAATAGCAGCTTATAGGGATAAGGAGCTACTTCCTACATTAAAAGATCTTCTATCCAAAGCTAGTAAACCAGATTTACTACATATTTGTATTTGTTGGCAACATTCTGTAGAAGACGAGTGGGATAATTTAGATGAATATATAGATGATAAAAGATTTACTATATTGGATATAAACTACAAAGACTCAAAGGGTGCTTGCTGGGCTAGGAATCTTATACAACAACATTATAATAAAGAAAAATTTACTCTTCAATTAGACTCACATCACCGGTTTGTTAAAAATTGGGATATTAAGCTTAAGAACATGTACGCAGGATTACAGCTTAATGGTTCTAAGAAACCTTTAATTACGGGTTATTTACCTGCTTATGATATAGATACTGGTAAGCCTATTGATCATGATCCATGGATGTTATCATATAATTATTTCGGTCATGATGGTCCGCTACATACTATTCCAGAAGCGATACCTAACTGGAAATCACTTGGAGGACCTGTACGTGGCAGATTTTACTCAGCTCATTTTGCTTTTACAGATGGTAAGTTTAGTGTGGATGTGCAACATGATCCGGAAATGTACTTTCATGGAGAAGAAATAACTATTGGAGTGAGGGCATTTACACATGGATATGATATATATCATTCGAATAAATTACTAGCATGGCATCATTATGGTAGAAAATCTGCTACAAAACATTGGGATGATAGTAAAACTTGGCAAAAAGATAATCTTAAATCATATAAACGAGTAAGAAAATTACTTGGTATTAATAATGAAAAGTTTAAGTCAGGGGAAAATAAATACGGATTTGGTAAAGTGCGATCTTTACAGGATTATGAAAAATATGCAGGGGTAAGATTTAGAGATCAAAAGCTTCAACGCTATACTCTTGATAGATTACATCCTCCAAATCCGGAATATACAAGTAAAAGTGAATATGATGATTCTTTTGTAAAGCAATTTAAGCATTGTATAGATTTAACCTATGATCAAGTACCATATGATGATTATATCTTCTGGGCAGTAGCTTTCTTTAATAAGGGTGGTGAAGAGGTCTTTAGACAGGACGCGAGCAAAGAAGAGATAGAAGCTCTCAAATCTGATCCTGATGGTTATTGCAAACTATGGAGGTGGTTTGAAACCGAAGAAGATATTGTTAAGTGGCGCGTCTGGCCAGAGAGTGAAGAGCATGGTTTTGCAGAACCCATAGAAGGTGAATTATGAATAATACGACTATAGTAACAGGCCTATGGGATATTAACCGAGCAAATAGACCTTTCGATACATATATGAAAGCTTTTGAACAACTGCTTTCTGTAGATAAAAATATGTTTTTATTTATACCTTCTGATTTGGAAGAGTTTGTATGGAAGCATAGATCTCGTGACAATACTGCGGTGAAAATTTTTAATCTTGAAGATTTAAAATTAATGTATGATCCGTTTTGGAATAAAACGCAAGAGATTAGGACATCAGAGTCTTGGAAGTTAGGAACCGGTGAACATGGTTGGTTGTGGGATTCACCACAGCTTAATTTAGAGTGGTATAATCCAATTGTACAATCTAAAATGTTTATGCTACATGATGTTACTATTTATAACCCTTTCGATACTGAATATTTTTATTGGATAGATGCTGGACTTACCCTTACTACTCCTGAAGGTCACTTGCGTGATGAACCAGTTATAGATAGATTACATGAGTATACTTCTGCAGAGGAATTTATGTTTTTATCTTTTCCATATAAACCTGCAGGTGAAATTCATGGATTTTTATACCCTGATATAAATAAATATGCCGGTGAAGATATACAATATGTATGCCGAGGAGGATTATTTGGAGGTCATAAGAAAGCTATATCCCAAGCTAATGGTGAATATTACTCGCTGTTAGAGCAAACTTTAGCAGATGGGTATATGGGTACAGAAGAGTCAATTTTTAGTATTATGGCTCATAGAGACCCTTATACATATCGAAGATTTAAACTTGAAGAGAGTGGATGGGTAGGTACATTTACTTTTGATGTTATTAACAACACAGCACAGCTGGTAGAAATTGATGGGGATGCTATTAAACAAAGGTATGAGTCGAAAAAATTAGTACCAAATAATGTTACTAAGTTAGTAAGTACAAATATTTACATGCTAACGTTTAATATGCCTGGTCAACTCACCCATACCATTAACACAATGAATCAAACAGATGGGTTAATGACTCACCCTTCTAAATTTATATTTGATAATTCAACTGATGAACAAGCGATACATGAAAATAAACTTATTGCCAAACAACATGGTTTTGAATATTTGCATTTAGGTAACAATACGGGTATCTGCGGAGGGAGGCAAGCAGTTGCAGAACATTTTCACGAATCAGATGCTGATTATATGCTGTTTTTTGAAGATGATATGACATTTAATACAACAGATCAGGAAGGTAAGTTTTGTAGAAATGGTTTTCGTAAATATATAGATAACATTTACGAAGTAATTCATAAAATTATGTATATTGAAGAGTTTGATTTTTTAAAACTTTCATTTACAGAAGTATATTTTGACAATGATAAGCAATGCTCGTGGTATAATGTACCACAATCGGTTAGAGAGACTTACTGGCCGAATTATTGTTCATTACCAGAGATAGGATTAGATCCAAATTGTCCTAAAACTAGTTTTGGAACTATAAACACCGTAGATGAAGTATCATATATTACCGGTGATATTTATTATGGTAATTGGCCTATGATAGTAAGTAAAGAAGGTAATAGAAAAATGTTTATAGATACAGTTTTTGAAAATCCATTTGAATCAACTTGGATGTCTCATATGTTTCAATTAACAAAAGAAGGTAAATTAAACCCTGCTATACTATTAGCGTCTCCTATTTGGCACGATCGTATTGAATATTACAAAGCTGAAGATCGTAGAGAAAATTAATATTAAACGTTAATTTTTTCAAGTTCTTCACGAGCCTTTTCCAAAGCTTCTTCTGATTGCTTTGATAGATATGTAGATTTACCACTAGCGTGTATTAACGCGCTGGACATATGAAGGATAGCGCGACGTGCAGCTTCAATTTGTGGTGAGCCAATTCGACCTTCACCAACATCTGTTCCTGACACAGCACCTTTAATTAACTTGAGGAAGTAAACAGTACTTGCTAGCTTACCCCTATTGTATGCTGGGTGTGCTTTTGGTGTATTATCATCTTCTGGTCTATCTAAATAACTTTCAGCCATACTACTATTTACTCTACTATGAGAATAAATCAAATAATTCGGTCTGAACATTTTCAGATGGTTTACGTATAGACCAGCCTACACTATCATAAAATCGAGCAATCGATTGGAAGAGAATTTTATCAAACATTTTCTCATAGTCAATCTTAAACAGGTCATTAAGCTCGTCAGGCCATTCATACTTGAACCCCATCGACGACAGGCCGTATTTATTGGGAGTCTCTATATACATGAAACGCACCTTATCCCCAGAGCTAATAGACTCGTATTTGTTTCCAGTCTCAAGCTTTTCAAGTATCTGATTATAGTAGTAAGCAGATTTAGCATGCACAGGCATACCCTTGACTGTTTGCCACTCACGGCATTGAACAGCATGCTTTTCATATCCCTTAATACCCATTACAAAAGCAATCTCTTCTGGTGATAGAGTCTTAAAAGTCTCATACGCTTCGTTGAATACTTTATTAGTCTTGGCTAGTGACTGAGTTGATAGCATAGTCTCAATAATACCCTTAGCGTACGGTTTGATAGCATTAGGCATTGTAGTACGAACAACCTCAACACCTGTATACTTGAACTTATTCTCCTTAATACCCTCATCATCAAGGATATGCATAACATACCGCTTCTTCTGTAAGAAGGTAGCAACATCAGCAATACACTCACGCTTGAATACAAAACGTGGATCGTCTGTTAACAAGGCTTTACGGGCCCATGCGGTAATGTCTTTATTAAGACAATCTTCAATCTCTTGAATCTTATCATACGTTTCCTGATGAATAAGGCCTTTCGATTCATCTTCCCAAAACTTAACACCATTTTTAATTAGAGGTGCAATAGAAATATAGGATGAGTCAGTATCATTATAAACAATACACTCTTCAAGATCATGCTCTGATATATTATCTACACCGACCTCATTACGAATAAAGTTCTTGAGACACTCATTAGAGTATTTGATAACCGCTTGACCAGTTAAGGTAACACTTGCAGCGATATCATCATCACCAATAGGAGCGTTCTTGTTACCCATATAACCATAACAAGAGTTAATCAAAATCTTAATGACCATTTGTTGGGTATTGAGGCGCTCGACTTCGTACTTAAGGTCGATATTGCCTGGGTCCTTTTTAAGCTTTTTAGTATTAGTAAAGAGTTTCTTCTTAATCTCAACCCGTTGATTGTAATAGTATTCAAGAAACTCAGGAATAATACCGCGTTTCTTCTGACTAAATAGGAAACCAGCTTTTGATAATGCACATTTTTCATCTTTAAGGAACTTTACGAAGTCTCTCTTACTTAATGTAAACAACCTACCTGAATTATGCTGAATAGTAATTTCTTTACCATCATTCTTCTCAACCTTACCAACTTTAGTTTCAGGTGAAGTATTAAGAGAGATCATCACGTTAGGGTATAGAGAGTTAGCATCAAAGGACACGATGTTCTCCTTGAAGCCTCGCTTAGGTTCAGCAACATATGCACCAGGATTCTTATGGTCCTTATTACCACTCCGCACAAAGGTAGAAATAACCTCACCACGCTTACGTGCACGTATAGTTAACGCTCCGTTAATAACACCAATCGTACCCATAGCACCTTCTAAAGTAGTTAAACCAACGTAAGACAGCATTCTCAGTAGAGGAATGTATTGAAGCTTCTCTTCCAGTTCAACTAGAAGGTTAACGTCCTGAACGTTGTAGTCAATAAACTTATTCCAGTCCTGATCAGCAAGTTCATGAAGGGCTAAGCCTTCATAATCAATCTTCTTCTGACCTAACTCAAGCTCACCAATAGCATCAAGCTTATATGACTCACGCAACTTAAGACAAAATCGTTTATACACATCAAGATAGTCAAGATTAGCAACACCATCGAAGTAGTAACGCTTTTGCTCGCGACCGAACGTACCTTTACGCATTCTAAAATAAACATTACGTAGAGGTGATAGGCGATCTACATACTCTTGACCTAAGATACGCTCCATTCTATTAACAATATAAGGAATATCAAATCCTTCAGAGTTCCAACCACTAATAACGTCAGGGTGCTGCTTCTCAATATACTTAAGGAAAGCTAAGAACATCTCACGTTCAGTTTTACAGTAATGGTAGATCATATCATCACGACCTTTACCCGTATATTCATGAATACCAAACGTATTAAACTTTTTACTAAAGTTATCCCATATAGTTATAACATTACAAACATGAGTAGGATCATCTACATCAGGAAAAGTATCAACAGAGTAAGTCTCAATATCGATAAAGCAATACTTGATAGGGTGACTATTAAACTCAGGCTTTTCGTTTTCCTCCCAATACATATCAAGAAGAAACTGCTGCGCTGGGGGTGAGTTCTCAAAGACACGCTTAACTCCAGAATCTTGAAGAAACTTATAGCGATTGTACCCAGTATTAAAGGAACGTTTCTTAACCTTAGTACCGAAAATAGAGGTCTTTTCCCCACGAGGGTCTTCCGTATAGAGATAAGGCTCGAAAGAGCACTCTCTACGAATACGATCACCAGTCTCGCTCCAACCAAATAAAGTAACCGTACCTTCGCGGCCGTTATAAACTACATTACGATACATCTAATATCATTATAGCGAAGTTCCTTAAGGGTTCCACTTCTTAAGGTACTTTCGTTCTGGTGACCCATATGGTGTTGTTAATGCTTCCATATGAGCGCCAATATTTTCTGGTTTTTCTAGAAAACGATCAACTCCTATTTCACGAAGCATTCCAATGTTACTGAAATACCGTTTACGATTTTTCCAGTTAACTATCCAATCAATCTTTTCTTCGAACTCTTCCGGAGTACTAAACTTCAGATCGTCCGGTGCTGTTGAATATGTATGCATATCCTGACATAAGCATGGAATACCCATAGTACAAGCTTCAATAAACTTAATATCAGACTTAGAATTATTAAAATTGTTAACGGTAAGAGGTGCTACCATTAGCTGGGGATCAAGATTAGTTATAAATTGAGGGTACTCTAATAATGACTTCCACCTATAAAACTCAATTTTACCAGACTTAACTAAATCTTGTAACGGTGGTGGATATGCTCCAACAAAAATCCATTGATACTTATCTACAGTCTTACGGATAATATGATTGACTGCAGACATATCATCTTTACCACCAGTTTTATTCGCAACATCATAATGTGCACCAGAACCTGTATACAAGATACGTGGTTTCTTTTTAAACTTTTCAAATGCAGATTGTATGCGTGAGCGGTTAAATAGATACCCCATCCAGTTGTATGGTACAAAGTTTGGTATAACAGTTACTTTCTGATTGGTAAGTTTCGATTGAAAAAGCTTACGCATAAAATCACAAGTAAGTGTAACTTCATCACACAAGTCCATAATATCAACAACGGTCTTTCTTACTTCCTCAGTATCAAACGCAAATTTAAATTTATTATAGTCAGGTATTTCTTCACGGAACACTACATCATCTACTTCATAAATAATTTTAAAATCATGTTCCTGTTGAATTTTTTTAAGATGCTTAACAAACTCTAATTGAGCTGGAGCTGCTTGACGCTGAAGCTTAACTGCTTTAACATTCTGATACCATCTAGGCTCCGCTACCATAGCAGTAGTCGATTGACTAATGCCTCGTTGTGTCATGTTAATTACATTTTCAGGCCATAGAATACGCCAATGACCACAACCAGAATAATCAGCCAAGTAATTAACAAATCTAGGCATTGATTCTTCTCTAGGTCTCTCCGGAGCAGACTGCCTTTGAGGTACAGCTGTACCGAAAGGTTGAGCAATAGGGCTACCAAATGGTTGCGGGAATGGGGACGATCCGATCATTATATTTAATTATTCTACAATTCAGTATAAGCCACTCTACGTGAAATGCCATTCTCTTTTTCTATATATACAACTTCTCCAGTGACTGCTTTGATAGATTCTTTGCGGTGAGATATAACTATAGAGCACTCATCTAACTCTTCTGTACGTTCTTGAAGTATTTGTGTTACTAATTCAATACCCTTTTCATCGAATGATGAATCAAATAATTCATCATAAATAGCGAGATTATATTTTACTCCGCCTTGCATACGCCTCATATCAGAAAATGTAAACAAGCATGCTAAATCAATAGACTTACGTTCAGCTCCAGAAAAGTTAAAATACGAACAAATTTTATTCTTTTCATTTGTAATTTCTTCTTCGAAATATTCGTTAAAGATGCATATAGAGTTAGAATCAAG